ATCGTTATTCGACAGCGCGACTACGGGCTTGCCCAGCAGCTCGGGGCGGAACAGGCGCTCAGCACTGACGTAGAAGCAGTGACAATCGACGAGCCCGAAGCGCTTTGAGGATTTGGCTTTTTGCATGGATTAGCTCGTGAGCAAATCTGTCGAAAATGACAAATCGCCGGTGTTGTCGATCACGAGGTAGAGCTGACGATGTACCCCCATTCGAGCTTGTAGGCGCTCCAGATGCTCGACTCCTTCGTTGTTGAGTCGAACGATCTCCTCGCGAGACAGCGAGCAAAGAACGTCGAGCTTCTCTTGCTGGTTGGCCAGCTTCATAGCCAGCAGATCCTGGAATGTCATGCTGCACCTCGTTGCGGGTGAAGGTTGTATGTCACTACTCCCCAGACCTCGACCTGCTCATCGTCACCAAGCCGGATGGGAGGGGAGTCCGGGTTTTCGGCTTTCAGCATTCGCACTGAGCCAGAGACGGCGAACGTCTTCACTGTGAAGTCAGCGCCAATCCGAGCGACGATCACATCACCTGGAGCGGGCTCAAGGGCTCGGTTGATGATTAGGTAGTCGCGGTCGAAGATGCCTCTGCCGCACATGCTGTGTCCTGACGCCCGGCCAACGAACATCGAAGGAGCACGCATCCCAACCAGCTCGTCGAGACTCAGCGGTGGCTCCTCGTGGTCAAGCCCAGGTGAGGGAAAGCCGCAGGGGAGCTGGCCTAGCTGCTGCATTAGCTCGGGTTCGTCGGACGGGATGAGAGGGCGTATTTGTATGGCGCGCATCGCAGACTCAGAAAGCACTGTAAGGATATACAGTAGTATAGGGATGCTACGGGAAACGCCAAGCCCCGCTGGCCCAGTTCCCGCGAAGCGGGGGGATCAGTTGTTGCCAATGCCAGCCGTGGCTGGCCGAGGTGCCTCTGCCCAAGCCTTGATCGCGAGCTTGTCAGCGTTGCACTGCTCAAGCGCGGTGTCGTAGTCGAACAGTCGAGAGGCCGCATCTCTCCAGGACTCGATGCCATCGAGGCCGGGCGATGGAGTAAGCAGGTAAAGAAGCGGAGACGGCTTCAGAAACCTTTCTTGTGGCACAAGCTCAACTTGGGGTGTGCTGCACGCCGCCAAACAGGCCGGCAGGCACAGGCTGATCCAAACACGCGTCATCCCTGATCTCCATAAGCGTTTTCTTCCTTTTGTCCAATTCCCCGGCTGCCCGCTTGTACTGGGCGTCACGCAAGCTGAGCGCGTTCCCCGTGATCTTCAGCTCGCGCTCCAGGCCCTCCGCATGCAGCTTGGTGGCCTGCTGTTGAAACTGTGCAGCAGCGAGCTGCTGGGCGAGATCCTGGGCCTTCTTTTCACTCCGTGATGACTGCCAGAAGGCGAGCACGAGCAAGGCCAGCAGGCACACGGAGATGCCAGCCAGAATCTTCGTCATGAGCCGGCTCCAGGCTCAGCCTTCTTGTGCCATTTGTCGTCGAGCGTCGCAAAGCCAAGATAGCCAGTGACAATGCCGCCGAACGCGAAGATCAGGGTGTTGAGCACGGACGTTGATTTGTCCATGTTTTCTGGCGCCAGGAACGAGCCCAGCGTGATTCCGATCAGCGAGAAGAGGCTTATCCAGGCCATCAATCGGCGCGTCTTCCAGCGCTGCCTATTTACATCCTTGTTCATGTCAAACTTCCTTTTTGATTAAGTATCCCTCCAAATTCAACATTGGACTGTACTTGTCTACGTTGAACCAGCCTCTTATATCTCCAAGTATTCTGCCAACGCCTCTGTGGTAAAAAACCACATCGCATGTGTCGTAATACTCTTTTAGCTCCTGGAATGAGTCTATAAAAGGCTTTGCGTTATATCTTACTCCTGTCTTGTAATCGCTTCCATAATTAGTTTCAAAGTCATTTCCAAATACGGTATTGAATGACCGAGATAGATATCTTTTTTCGTACGTCCCGTCTCTCTTCCAAACGAAATACTCTTCAACGTTATTGTTGTTCATGCCTGCCCCGAGCAAGAAAGATTCAGGGAAAAGTGTTCTTGAATAACGCGCGCTTGACTCCATGACTCGATCACTACTCCAGGAGTACCTTTTTCCGGATGCGGACATCTCTACAATAGATGATTGATAATCGTAAATCTTAGAAGACCCACGGTATTTATAGCCGTAATTTATCGGTGCAAAAGCATAGAAATTTCCGTCCAGCGGATCTCTTTCGATGACATTGCCCTTTTTGTCATATTTGATTTTGTCGTCGATAACGCCAGAATTCTGCTTGAACCAGTTGATGGGAATAATGTGCTGATAGAAAACCTTGGCAATAACATCCCGCACTCGCGGCTCTTGAGCAAAGCCAATCAGATCAGGTGCATTAGAGAATTTAAAGTCTAAGACTACGTTGTCACCCGGCTCAAAGCTGTAGAAAGACGAATCACCAAGGTATTTAATTGGAACATTTGTCCAGATTTGTTTGTTGAACGGAAAGATCTTAACTCTAGCGGTCTCCCCAAAATTGCCAGATCCATACAGTTGGACGTTGGCGCGTCTCCGGTCTTCGGACATGCTCTCGATTATGCCGAACCAGTATTTTGGCTTAGAAACCTGGACGTGTCCGAGCAGAAGTTGATTTCGTAACCAGTTCCACTTTTCCAATGACCGAGGGCTCGCGACAATCTCCCCGTGTCCCAGGTAGACGCCATTAGTGATGACGTACGCATTCTGGTTCGGATCGCTTGCGTGAGTGAGAACGGAGCAGAAGTCGCCGACATCAAACACATCTTTTGTCGAAAGGCACCAGCATTGAACAGTCACAAGTGTGCCCATGGATTGCACTTGAACTACGTACCGGTATTTACCAGTCTTTTGCAATATTTTACCGAGCGGCACATCGAACCTCGCAATAATTTGCCGTAGATTCAACGTACATAACAATCTCTGTAGCTACGTAATCGATACCGTCGTAGCTGATTATGTCTCCAGGCTGTAGCTCAGAGTTGGGAGTGATACGGATGCTCACCTCGTCATCGTAAAAGGCAACGTAGATGATGTTCGACAGCGAAAGCGATTTGGGAGAGGTCGGCTTCGGGTACTCCAAACTCCCGGCAATCGTCATTGTTGAATTGTTAGGCGATAGGGAAGGTGTGACATCCGTGATCTTTGACCGACAAATCTCGCTTTCGACCTTTGACCCGTCCGTGTACTCAACAACACGACGCACGTACATCATCTGGCCGACCAGCACTTTTCCTTTATAAGCGGTTCCTCCCGGCACGTAAGCAGTGAGGTACGAAACTCCGTCATTACGCAACCGAGACTGAAAGCTCTGCATTGGAACGCGAAGCGTGCCGGCAGGAGTAACAACGTCGAACACATACGCAACTTTCAGCTCGCGAGCAGCATCGACGATAGTCTTGCGGTTCGAGAGTGCGTAGACGACCTCAAGCTCACCGAATACAAGGGTTCTTGCGTTGCTGTAGCTGACTACCAGGGAGCATGCGATATCAGGCATTACGGCACGCTCACGTAGTATTTGATCTGAGCGATGTTCTCGCTGCTGCCGCGAGTGATGTTCTCAGGCACTACGCGCTGAACATAGAACCCAGCCGCTCCGCCAGCTGGAACCGGACCCAGTGGGAGTGCATCAGTGAGAGAGGAGTAAGCTTTCAGATCACCAGGTGTCAGTCCAACCTGAAACAGGTCACCGCCCGCAGATTGCTCTAGGAACACCCGAACATTTGTCACGGCCACGGGGCTCAGGTTCTTGAAGTACACGTACCTCAGCTCAGTCGCTCCAACTGTTGCTTGGTCACTCGAAACGTCCGAGAACAGCGCATTCTTAGCGAAACTGAACTGCACAACCGTGGAAGCCACGCTCGACCCGATCAGCGCCGCATCAGTGATCCGTACGTTGATGTAGCGGTTGCTAGCAAAACTCAGTGTGTAGAGCCCAGCAGCCCCCGGATTCACCGAGGCAGTGTTGCCGGCGTAGGAAGCTGTCAGCGTGTTGCCGCTGAAGGCCAAGGTGATATCCGTGGCCGCAGGCAGGCCGACAGCCTCGATGACTTCCAGCGCCGTGATCGGTGGCTTGCCGACGCTGTAGGTCGCAGACATCGAGAACACTTGCTTGCTGCTGATCGTGCCGCCAGTAGAGAGTGCAGGGTTGGTGTTGGATGCTCCACCGGACAAGAAGAGGCCGAAGCTGGCAGGGTTAGACATACTGCTCCTCCACGTCGAGGTAGAGGGAACAGGTAGTGGCGCCTTCAGCAAACCGGTCTACAGAGCACAGGAATAGGCCGTGGATCGATGCGATCAGGAGCTTTGGGTACAGCTGCACAAGCCGGCGCACAGCTTCCGAAAGGAGCTTGGAGGCGCGGAAAGTCAGGCTGAAGCTGCGATCTTGGATGCTGCTGCCACGGTCTTCGGTGACGTATCCACCATCAAGAGTCTGCACCCTGGAGCGGCGGCGAGAGGTCTCACCGAAGCTTGATGTCTCGTAGTCAACGTCTAGGATCACGACTCCATTTTGGTCAAAGTTGAGTGAATGTATTGCAAGCATATTCATCCTTGAATATTAATATGCAGTAAAGTATATAATTAAACGTCCAATCCAACCAGCTGATTTTGCACTTCCTGGGTGGCCTTTACTTGTGCTCTTTCGATGATCTTCTGAAGCACAATATCGAGTTCTGGATAAACCCCGCTTGTTTCTACAACGATCTTCGCGGCCTGCCCGTTAAGAGACTTTTCGGCCATTTGCGCTTTGATCTCCAGGAGTTTGATGTTTGTTGCAAGCTCTTTGTTAGTAAGATCGATTGTCTCCATTTGCTTCTTGAAAGCTTTGTCCCGCATGCTGTCTTCTTTCTCTAATTGCTCAAGCAGTAGATCCTGGGTGTCAGAGTCTCTACTGCCGAGGTTGATGTACTGCTGTGTCAGCTTGTCCATCCTGTCCCCAGCGTTATCGAATGATTTTGAGAGAGCCTCAAGCGATGCGGTTGCAGCATCAGCTGAAGCTTTAAGGCTCTTAACCCCGCTGGACATGTCTTTTGAAGAAGAAGCGGCAAGGCCTTTCACAGTATCTGTGAGTTTCTTTACTTTGCCGTCCGCGTCTGTATAGCTTTCACCTTCTTTTTTGAGGGCATCTACTTTCTTTCCCGAAGCCTCAGGATACTCCTTGGTTTTATCAAGGTGATCTACTTCCTGTTCGGTAAGTTTCGCTATGCCTCCCGTGTTGTCGATGATCAGTTGCTTGATTTTCTCATCAAGTTCAATACTTTTCTGCTGGCTTTTGAAGGTCTCGTCCTGGTAATAACTTTGCTTTTCATACTGCTCTTCAAGCAAGTCAATCTGATCAGATGTCAGCTTTTTAGAACCGAGCATGTAACCGTTCAGGTTGTCGATTCTCGAACCGAGCCCAGAGAATTGATCGCTCAGCGTCTTGATATTTGTCGCAGAAGTGCTGAGAGTGGAATTCATCTCTTTCAAGATGTCTGTTATCTTTACATCTTTTAGAAGCGACGTTTCTATCTTGAAGTCTTTAGTGCTGGATGCCGCCGCAGAGGCACTTTTTGCTTGCTCATCAAGAGCCTTCTTGTTCGTGTCGAGTTGCTTAGTCGAATCCTCGGTCGCAGCGCCAGATTCTTTCATTGCATCAGCAGACTTCTTGGTTGCGTCAGCTTCTTCTTTCTTCTTCGCAATCCAGGCGTCGAGTTTCTCTTTGTGGTTTTCCAACGTGATGTTGGTATCGCCTGTCTCTTGCCTGTAGCGCTCGATAAGCGGAGCCATATTCTTGAAGCTGTCCGCGAGAAGCTGGTTCTTGAGCTGAGCTTCGTTCGTATAGCCAGCCATGTTCATCAAGCTGTCTCGCAGGCCATCGGCTCCCTTGCGCACGATCTCGACGTTCTCGTACAACCACCAGCCTGTTGCCCCACCAGCTGCCGCAGCACCGCCGAAGATCCCGGCCTTGCCCAGCGCGCTGAGTCCGCCCATTTTCGACATGAGGTCTGTGAGCCCGGAGCTGAGCTTTTTCAGGTTCCACTTTTCTGGGTTCAGGGCATCGATGACTTTCCCGCCAGCAGAGGTCGCCGTGCTGCCGAGGCTGCCGAAAACAGAGACCAAGCCACTCAGCGTTGCCTTTCCGGCGCCGGCAGCATCGTTCATCGACAGCAGTTGCTTCACGACGCTGCCAACGGCCAGGAGGGACAGGCCATGCCCGATTGCCGACAACCCGTCACCAAGACCAGCAAGGGTCTGGAGGGCAGTGTTGGCTACTTTCGCTATGCCCAGAACTTCGCCGCTTGACTGCTTCGCAGCGATGTCCAGGCCGTTGAAGGCTTCGATCCCACGCTTGATTTGCTCCCAGGCATTGCCGAACTGCTTGATCATCCCGGAGGTCACGTCGATCAACGACTCGATGCTGTTGACGACGAACTGCATGGCCTGTGCGACTGCTTTGGGGTCGTTCAAATCGATGGAGAACGCATCTCCGAAGGCCTTTTGCAGATCTTTAAGGGAGCGTTCCAGGCCGCTGAAATCCAGCATCTCGAACGCCTGCGGCAGAGATGCAGACAGCTTGTCCAGTTCACTAACGAAGCCCTTGGCGAACTCTTTGATGATGCCCATCAACTTGTCGAAATTAGCGCCCTGGACCACCTTGTCGAAGCTCTGGATCAGCCCGGTGTTGGCGTTGACGACATCAGTGGTGCTGTCCAGGTACTTCGTACCGATGCTTGCTGCGAGGTTAGTGACAGACGCCTGGAACATCTTTGTAGCGAATTCCGCACCCTGCGCACGGGTCTCGAACTCTTTGTTTGCCGAGCCAGCCGAGTCCATAGCGATCTTGTAATACTTCGCCACTTTGTCAGTGTTGTTCATGTAGACGATGAAGCGAGACATCTGGTCGGCGCCGGCAACCATAGCGGCCACGCGCTGCTTATCAGCAGACGACATATTTTTCGTCTTCTCGACCATCTCTTGCAGTAGAACGTTGGCATCCTTGCGCTTGCCGTTGGCCTTCATCTGGATGCCAAGCTCTTTTTCGAAGAGATCAGTGACCTCTTTGGTCGGCTTGATCAGGTTCGAGAAAACAGTCTTCAGTGCGTTTGCAGATTCGCTGCCCGACCTGGTTACCTCGATCATAGGTGTCAACATCGCAGTCGCTTTCTCGACGCTGATGCCCATCTCAGATGCAATCGGAGCAAAGACCTTCAAGCCGTCACCGAGCATTGCAACGTTGGCACCAGCGTTGTTTGATACGCCGTTCAGCACATCAAGAATGCGGCCAGCTTCGGATGCAGGAGCCTTGAAGCCGGCAAGCGACCCGATCAGCAGTTCGTTGACGTTCTTCAGATCCATGTCTGCGGCGGTAACGCCCTTCAGGGCCACTTCGGCGAGCGAAAGCGAGTCCTGGATGCCATAACCAGCTTGCTTGAATTCAGCTACGGACTTTGTAGTGTCAGCGTTCGACATCGCATACTTCTTGCCGAGCGATGCGATGGAGTCCCCGTACTGAGATACCTTGCCCTCAGAATCGGAAAGGACTTTTTGGAGGTCAAGTTGCGAGCTTTGGAGCTTGATGGCCTCTTTTGAAGTGTATGCAGCAACCGCTACAGCGAGTGCAGAAAGAGCCAAGTCGATCTTCATAACGCCATCGGCAACACCGGCAAGGGGGCCTGTTATGGCTTGGCCTGTACGCGAGAGATCAGAGAGTGAAGAGCCGATAGTTCTGGTTGTCGAGCTAAGCCCGTCTACGCCCCGAAATGCGATCTCAATGATCTTTGAAACATCTGCCATAGAACTTCCTTGTTCATATCTCACTCCGCGCTTCATTGCGCTCAGCGTAGAAAAGTGCCCACAACTGCCTCTCAAACTCCGTGAGGAAGCCTTCTGGAATCAGGTCTGGGCGTGCTTCGAAGAGAAACTTCTGCTTCTCATTGCATAAATAGAGGTCTGACTTTATTGAGTCGTAGACCTCAAGGGCTTTTTTTTGGCAACAACCGGCCCGTCTTGGCTCAGCTCGAAGATCTTGTCGCTAAGGGTCTGGAACTCGGCGGGGTAGAACTGCGAGAGACGGACGGCGACTTGGCGGTCGATCTTGGGCTCAACAGAGCACATGACCAGTTGTTCGATGCTGCGCCGAGTTGACTCGTGAACCCCATCAACGTCGCCGACGATCTCTTTGATCAGCTTCTGCTTGTCTTCCTCATTGCCGGCGACGGCTGCAATGGCGGTGTCCAGCAGCTTGTCGTTCTGCTTGGTCTCACGCATGCGGCACAGCTCAGTGTGAGTCATGCCGCGCACGACCCACTTGGCCTCAGCTTCGCCGAAAAACTGCTGAAGTTTGGGCACATCTACAGTCGCTGTAGCGTGCTCCATTTTGGCTTTGTTGAAGGCGCTGATGTCGAAGCCCATACCTTAGGCCTCGACGTTGATGCCGGATTTCTCCGGGGAGATCGTGAAGTCAGCTTCGACTTTGCTGCCAGCAGCGAATTTCCTGGTACAGCCAAGGATTCCCTGCTCAAGAATGTGGTTGAGCTGGTCGCGATCAGGGAAGAAGCGGAACCACACTTTCTGGCCGCGCAGCTTGACCAGGGGGTCGCTGATGCCGTCAGACAGATAAGCTTTGAAGCTGGCCCCATTCAGCGTCTTGGAGGTGCTGCCTACGGTGCCTCCATAGACTTGAGTTGACGACAGGCTGTACGACTCTTCCGAAGGCTGGAAATCCGAAGCCAGGTCGATGTCCGCGAAGATCGGCTCTGCATACGAAGCGAATACCTTCTTCGGCTTGTTGCCGACGTGAATCAGTGGCAGATCTGCGTTGAAGACAACGGCGCCTGATGCTGAGTCAACCGAGTAAACCGGGCTGGTAGCGATCTCGCGGTGCAGGCCGGGAACAGAGTACAGCTCGGAAGCTTTCACTGCTGCGGCAGCGGTGGTGTTCAGGCGCACTTGGCCGACTTCGATAGACTCGACCGGAATCAGTGCAGGGCCACCAGCTGCACCGCGTGTCTCGCTGAAGGATGCGCCGGAAGCACCAGGTACTGCTTCGTAGACGCCAGTCGCATTCACGGTGACAGAGATGATGATGTTCGTGCCGCCAGATGCACGGGTGACGCTCAGCTCGGCAGCGGGAACGGTGACTTTGGCGCCGGCGAGGTTGGCGGTAGCAGCAGTGACCTTCACTTTGTTCGAGCCGGTGCCAACGCTCAGCTCGGCGCCGGTAAGCAGGCCGTTGGGCATTACTACGGGAGCAAAGCCGGTGACGCCGGAGAACTGGTCGGCTTGGCTGGTGAACGTCTTGTTGTCGCCGGAGTTGTCTAGCTCGGACATCGGGAACGCGTTCTGTCCAGACTCGTATTGCAGCAGTTGATTATCCATAATCGAATTACTTCCTAGTTTTGATCAAAACAAATGTTGTGTGTTAATTATAAATACGTTACCTATATTTGTATATATTAAAGCGTAAAGTAAATGTCGTGTGGCAATGAGCCACTCGTGCCGGTATTATCTGGAGCCAGACCATTGGCACGGAGCGCTTATGAAAAAGGCAGTTCTGGTTCTTGTAGTTTCTTCCATTGCGATTACCGCTTGCTCTACAACATCAAGAGAAGAACGGCAAAAGAAACTTTATGATCAGGTTTCGGAAGCGTTCAAGGTTAATGTGATTAATGACTGCTCTTATTCTGGAAAAGGAGTGGCTATCACCGATTTCAGACCCTTCTTCTCGGACGACTCAGTTAAAAAGTCAGAATATGAAACGCGCGATCAGTATTTGGCACGGATGAAAGCCAAAGTTCCAGAGTACATGACGTTCAGAGTTCCTGCTAAATATGGGCAATATAATGCTGAAACAGGGATGCTTCATGTTGTAGTAACAAGATATGCAGAGCCTCAGGGGTTGCAGGTTGAATCGTATGAAGAGCAATTGCGTAAAGAGAAGCAAGAAGCTTCTGGATATCACGTATTTTACGCTGCTAGAAACCTCTATGCAAAAACTAGGAGTTACCCGAGAGTAGCACTCAAAAGCGAGATCCCGTACTCGACACAAAAGATTGGACAGACAGCCTACGGATACGAGAAAGAGTATACCGCAGCACTGTATGATGAATATTTCGCTTCGCTTGGCATGCTTGACTCGAAAAATGGCGTAAATGAAGTAAACTATTATGCAGATATTCCAATGACGGGATACGAAGCTCAAAACGCAAAAGACAGCCTCGAAATTGAGTTTACAATTAAGGCTGTCGCTCCATACCTGCTGTCTTATGATAAAGAGCCGATTGCTGCGACAATCTCTGAGCCTTATGCGATTACTCGATTTCAGCACGTCTTTGTTGGTGATCTGTGCTCAAGCTCATTTGTTGATTCAAAATCCGGGAAAACTTACAACGTTCCACTTCAGCTGAATCTGCCAAAGCTTGACTATCCTTATTTCAGATAGATCAAACAAGCAGAAACGGATTCCTGGCATCTACCCGGTATCTGACAGCTAGGGTCAGCACCGACCCACAGTACGGTGACTGACCTTCCCCTACGGCAGGGATAGCGCTTCTTACGACGAGGCTTTCTACTTTCCCGCCCAGCTTCGTACTGATCCTCTCCGGCAGCCCTGGATCTCTCGACAGTGCGACCCTTGCGTCAGCAGCAAGCTGGTTGGCTTTGTCCGTGAGCGACATGTCGCGGTGTCGATCATAGAACTCGACCAGCACCTCCAGCTCCCGCAGCTCAACGTAGCCCGTCGCCTCGATCAGTTGGTCGCCGGCAGACCAGTAGTTTATTGCTGGGAGGTCTTTGCCAGCAAACGGCGTCAAGCTGGCACGCTCAACGCGCACGTCATCAGTGAAAAAGCCATTCCTGGTGTTGATCAGCTTCAGGCGGGCCTCGATGAGATCGAGTATCTGGGTTTCAACGGGCGTGTTCATTCAAATCTGAGTCCTTTCAGTCGTGAGAGTAGGGTTGGAATTTCTTTCTGAGCTGTTTCTTCGAAGCCCAAGCGAGCAGGCATCTTCACTTCTTTCACGAGCCAGAACATCGCCTTGCCGCCCTCAATCACCGCAAACCTGGCTTTCCCTGCGTTCTTGAGCTTCACGATGTAGCCGCCGCTGGCAAACACGTCGCGGGCAGAACGGCGCATCACGCCAGCCGGTGTTTGATTCGCTTGCGAAGGAATGTTGAGGTACGGGCCACCTGGTAGCATCCGGTATGCGCGCTTGGCCTTGATCGTCCCTCCAGCCTCGTGAATCGGCGCGTATGGAGACGTGGTGTACGTCGATGAGCCGATGTTGCCGAGCGATGTACCAAACGTGCTGAACCGCCAGGATCTTCCGAGTTCTCCAGTTCTGGAGTGCAACGGGCCATTCATCGAACGCTGGGCCATCTGCTTTTGTACAGACATGGCCGTCTCAGCAAAGATCTCTTTTGCACTCGATGCTATGTGTTCTGGTAGTTCATTGATAAAGCGTAGGGCTTCATTGAGCCCAATCATCTTAATAGTTTCTGCCATACGCAATTCCTTCGTACAGCAATGTTACGTTATTTGTTGATTAAAATACATAAATATATAGTTATGCTTGTTAAAATGCGAAAATACCATGTTATAATAAAATTATAATTAAGGAGATTGATGGTATGTGGAATTTCAAATCAAAACAGGAGGCATACAGCTCTGTTGAGGAGTTTTTAGAGAAGAACAAGAGCGAGAGGTTTGTTGTCGGCTTCTACGAGACGAATGACAAGGGTGGCGGGGCGTTTGTTGACAGAAAAAGGATATCTGGACGGATCTATAGCCCAAGCAACATGCGTTCACCCGTCTGGATCTTCTGCGTGCGCGAGGACAACGGCAGGGCGACGTTGAGAATCGAAAGCACTAGGGCACAGGTTCGGTCAGAGGTTGAGGCTATGAAAGGCATTCTGCGCGCTCAGGGCATGCTGGTAGAGCAGGATGTGGTCTGCAACTCTAGAGTCGAGATCAACAGCGTTGCTGCCTGAAGTCCCGCCACCTGCTGTGCAGAAAGTGGCCAGCGGTAGGTTGGTCCACTGCCCGCTGGTCGTGTTCAGCGAAGCTGGTTAAATGCTAGCAAAGCTCGAAATGAACGAGATCAAGGAAGCGCTCGTCCTTCGATTTGCCGTTACCGTTCCAGTCTCCACCCCATCGCACCGCAATGCCCATGCTGTCGGCCACTGCCTGCACGTACCCAGCAAGACTCGCAAAAGCCAGCGAGTCGTTCCAATCTACTGGATATGGGGCGACATCGACGGCTTGTGACGGCAGAGTGTTGTGCTTCCCCTCCGGCCACCTCAGCTTCGACTTCCCCTCGCGAAACGCTTTGTCTTGTGCCTCCTGGCCTCGATGACCCTCTAGCACAACGAAGTCCTCATACTTGATGACCTCGTTCAACACCGCCTGAAGCTTGGGGTGACACGTTGCCAGCCGATCCAGGCTGGTCTTCGAAAATGCAGGCATATCAATCTCCTTTTGGCCTGTTAATGGGCGCCTTTCCTGGCACCTTCGTTGTTTCTTGCAGCTCACTGAGAGCGATCCTTCCAACCAGCCCGAACAGGGCGAGCAGGGCAGAGATGATCAGCGCTCCCGTGACTTTCTCGACGATCCGCTTCCTACGCTCACGTCGTTCCCGCATCTCCTCCGCCATCTCCCTGATCAACGGGGCATACGGCAGAAGCTCATCCAGGGCCTTGTGGTGCGCGGCATGCTTCTCTTCCCAGTCGGCCTGCCGGCTACCAAGTACCTCTCCCAGCTCGCGTGCCAGCAGCTTGTAATCGATGCCGCCATAGGCTCTTTCAGGTGTATCGAACATCATCACCAACCCCCAAGCGCATAGTTGCGATAGGGTGCCAGCAGGCGAATCACTTCCTTGAGCAACCCAATCTGGCCGCTGTACTGAACACTCCCACCATCGGTGTTCACAGCAGTGGCACCTATCTGATCCTTGCGCTGGTACTCGTGACACGCTTGAAGCACAGCAGCTCGCTTCACGTCTGCCGGGATCTCATCGAAGCCGCCTTTGTAGACCACCTTGAAGTTGCCTTCCTGGTGCCCACGAAAGCTGATCCGATCCCCACGCGTACGCCAGTTGAGCACCTGTGATTTGCCATCAACGATCACCGATTTCACAGAAACCAGGGGCAGGGCGCGGAGCGGAATGTCGAGGCCATCGAGGTAGCCGGTTTCCGTGTACTCATCGAACTCGAAGCTCCTCTGGCAGTAGTTTTCCAGCGCGGCATGTACCTGTACCAGGATCACCTGCAACTCCGGGTACTTGTCTTCGGCTTTTTCGAGATCGAGCAAGGCCTTCACGTCGTCAAATTCAACGATCATTTGTCTTCATCCTTGAAGAAAACCCCGGCGTGGCCGGGGCTTCTGGCCTTACTTCACTTTCACCGGGACGAAGGCTTCTGGCTGGGTCACGCCGGCAGCGTGGCGAGCCTTCAACAGGAAGCCAGCGGTGTCGGAAGTGTCGTAGTTACCGCCAGTCAGACGCTTCACGGCCATGCCTTCACGGTCGTAGATCTCGTAGTGCTTCAGATCGCCGATAACGATTGGGAATTTGCCAGTGGCAATGTCATCCAGGTCTTCAGCAGTGACAATGCGGATGCCGTCAAAGTAGCTAACTTCACCTTGAGTGGTCAGCAGCTTGCGGCCATCTGCGTCACGGAGAGAATCCAGGTACGCCTCGGTCTGGCTGTTGCACAGCAATACAGCACGACGGCGGTACTGCTTGCGCAGCTTATAGAACGCCTTCTTGATCAGCGCGATGGCGTCGGCATGTGTGGCACCCAGCACCCCAACTTCGGCAGAAGTGACGGCGTTGGCTTTGGTTTCGGCAGAAACAATGCCAAGGGGCTCATTGATTCCGGTGCCGACCGAGAAGGCGCGACCTTCTTCTTCTGCCAAGGACTCGGAGAAGAGATCGATCAGCTTCGACACTAGGTCATATGCGCTGTCACTCAGGCTGTCGTTTGGAATGACAACTAGGGATTTTGCGGTATGAACGTCCAGGGTTTGAGCGCCGGCAGTCAGTTCCTCTTCGGTCGGAGTGACATTGCCATAGCCGGTTTTCGGGCGGCTCAGAGACGGCAGGAACACGCGGTTGCGACCCGTACGGCCAACTGATGCCAGGGGGCGGATTTCGTTGAGAATGTAGGCTTTCGACTTGATCTCTTTCGACATGTCGGCAGGAAGGAACACCGCGCCTTCTTCGTCTGTAGCACCGCTCAGGGTACGCAGCTCGCCGATATCGCCAACACGAGCGTACTGAATGAATGCAGTGGCACGCTTCTCCAGCTCCACGTCATTCGCAGCAGGCAGCCCGCCCGGACGGTTCAATTTGACGGTCACGTCATCCAGAGCAGCGCGCAGCTCGACAATCTCTTGCTTCAGGGCAGCGGTCTGTTCGTTGCTTTCCTGGCCGCGAGCACGCAGCTCGGCTTCAGCGTTTTTGATCGATGCCAGCAGTTCTATCAGTTGTTCTTCCATGATTTAAATATCTCGTAAATTTAGTGGTTAAAGGTTTTTAGTGATTCACTGAGGCTCTTCATGAGCGCACGTGTCTCAAGCGAAAGCTCGGGGGCTTTCTTCGTCTTAACCGGAAGTGCGGGCGAGATATCTACTGCTGCGGCTTTGGTTAGTTCTTTGGCAACAAGCTGCCTTACTTCATCGCAAGCGATGAGTTTGGGATCGACTTCGGCAGGAACTTGGCCACGACGGAGTGATCGGATTTCTTCAATCGTCAACCTGGACGATTGGGTAAATTCTTCTACAGATTGCTCGCCAAGCATGGCTTGGACGGCCTTGGACAGATCGTTGGCATCAGGGGCGCCACGGAGTCCTGGATCGACGTTGTACAAATCGTTCAGCCAGCCAACGTACGCCGACTTGAATTCCTCAATGGCCAGCTCGGTAGCTGATACAACTTCACCTGGTTTCTTCATGCTCCAGGAGATGTCATCGATGGTCTGCGATAGCGCGCTACGGAGGCGGCTGCCGCGTGAGTACAGCTCGTTCTTGTCGATTGTTTCAGAGAAGCTGGTGGCCCTGGATTCGTCTTCCTGAGAGCGCACCTGATCAATCGTGGCTGTCTCATTGGCTTCGAAATTGACAGGAGAAATCTCTTGTAGAGCCACTTCCGTGTACTCTTTTATCCCGCTGGTGTTGAAGCCGGACTTGATGCCTCGGAAGCCGAAAGACATGGTGTCGATAGCACCATCGAGCATGAGCTGGTGAGCGTTGCGGCCAGCTTCAGTCGAGAGTGACAGCTGGGCTTCGAAGTAGACTCCCTTCTCGTCCTCTCGGATCTCGGTCACAACACCGATTGGCATAGCTCCGAAGTCGTGATTCCAGAGCAGCTTGATGCGAGATCCGCGCTCAGAAAGCGTTTTCTTGAACGATCCGCGCTTGAAAGTGGTGTTGTAAGTATCGATAGAACCCCAGGTGACGATGTAGCCGGAAAACATTCCAGGCTTCTCATCAGCACGAGTTTCTAACGGTGTAAAACTGCGAACTTCCATGTTCTTCATATATCAATCCTTGATGCCGTAATTATATTTGATAGATATTATGCGGTAAAGTATTTATTCACTAAAAGATAACGAGCAGCGGCAATTAACTCGATCTTTGGTAGTTGTCGAAGAGTCCAGTGGCCACCTGGGCGTCCCGCCGTAGTGCGAGCTAAACCGGCCATCGATGGGGCGCACCTCGCCAGCCCTGGCAGCGTGGCCATCACGAGCACCACCAGAGGTGTTCCAGATCTTTTTCCCGGCGCCGACCTCTTCAGCTGAAGCAATCTGGCCTACTGAGCTGACTGCCCCGGTGAGGGTTCTGGCTACACGAAGGGCGCGATCTGGACCGAAGAAGCCGCCAGAAGTTAGGCGATCCTTGAGCTGCTGAACGGTCTCGTTTGCTGCCCTAGAATCAGCAATCAGGGCAGTAAGGATCTCGACTGAGCTGGCATTCAGGAAGCCCAGCTCCACTTCAATCACATGCTCGGCAGTGAGAAGTGAGGCGATGCGCAGTGCGACGTTGCTGTCATCGCGAAACTCAACTGGAGCAGCAGAGCGCTTTTTGGCAACAACCACGGCTTTCCCAGCATCAACAGCAGCCTCTATAGCCAGCTGGCGAATGCCCTTGATGTGTCGCTCGCTGATCGAATGCAGTTCATCGTCCAGGCCGTCCAGGTCGTCGCCATCGTCGATCAGGCCAAACACCAGGTTGCGCTGCTCATCGAGCAGGGCTTCGAACGCCGGCTTCATGTGCTTCTGAGCCATTTCCTCCCTACGATCGATCTCCTTGTCGATGTTCCGCAGCTCTGTTGGCATCAACGACCAGTTGGTCATGCCGCGCTTTTCGAGGGCAGGGGCGGAGCGGTCTTCAGCTGCCGAAGCTGCCTGGGCATTGCTGCGGCCACCAAAGGGCTTTTCCCAGTCCGGATATTCTGTGAGCCCTAACTCAAGTCGGTCGTTAATGACTTTGACGGGGACTCCAAGCTTGAAGAACTTACCTGCACGATCAAGTTTCGCATCTTCGCTTTCTCTCAAGGCGTCAATTTGTGAATAGTCGGCTTTTATATAGAAGCCATCTCCCAGCTGATCTTTCAACGACCTGTTGAATGCATCAACAATCAAATTGATTAATGGGATAACAGTATTCATCCAGAAGATTCTTTTTGCTTCTGAGATGTTGTTGTATGAACTGGCATCTGTAGAAACAAGCTGAATGGGCACGCCGAAGGAGGCAAGGATTACATCCCTGTTGTTCTTCAGGCCCTGGCTGAAATCCATGTCGGTTTGGCTGAACCCAAGCTTATGGAATACCGTCTTCGCGGCGAGCACGAGCGGGGTTCCAGCTTTCTTTGCGCCGCCAAAGAATTTAGCAATTGATTTTGATACTGTTGCACGCTGCACATCTGTTTGAACATCTTCAAGGCCGATGGCGAAAGATGGCTTGGCCCCATTTTTCAGCAAGGCGTTATTCCATTCCTGCATCAGATTATCGACATCAACAGCTTTTGCGGCAGCCATCAGTGGTGATATGCCACGAACTGGGTCAGCGGGGTCGGCAATACATACTCTAATTACAGAGTCTAAAGTGTAGTCAGGAGAGAAGGATTTAGGTTGATTGCTCTTAAGTTGTACTTTATAGCCAGATATTAGATTTGCAGAGTCTTCACTGACGACTGGGCATATTCTGTCAGGACTAATAGGCCACAACTCTTTTACGATTCCTCGTACGCCGCTTGCTTTCTTGAAGTAAGCCTCACCGGAGAGCTGAAGCCATATCGCTATGAGGCGCATAATGTCAGCACGTGACATGTCGGGATGGGGGTGATCAAGAAGCTTATGAACCGGGTGGGACGTAACTATTTTGCTTTCTTTGTCATAGACAACAAGAGGCACACTGGAGACGGCATCAGCTACTAGCTTCGAAGCAATGAAAACCCATGCGCTAGATTTCAGCCCTTCCTTTGTAGCCTTCTCAAGATTCCAATCTTTCCATTCTGGGTTTGTCCAAGTGCTTATGTGGCAAGATGCCTGAGCCATGTTTCTCGTTTCGAAGTCCATTTCGTTACCCGTTGATTTCCTCCTTTTTGCTTCCTGCGAATTGGAGAAATATATAATGCGTTAATTCTAGGTTTATAGATATTAAAACGCAATATATATCAGTTGAACATAAATGAATTATCAGGATACTTTACGTTTTCCGGTGAATCGTAAGACTCGGGACAATTACGCAGAGCTTCACGGTACTGAGCAAGAGTGATGCGCCTACTGCCTACATCTTCCCCAAGAATCTGCTTATCGTTAAGAATCTTCTCGTAGTTGTCAGCATCTTTGAGTAATGAATCACGTTTTGTGCGCACTATTGACCAATCAACAGCCTTCTTCTTGATGACTCGATTGAATGCCATTTCAGGCTCTACGAGGACGTAATTGAACTGGTTCATGATGCCTGCACGCATATTCTCAGCTTCGACATCAGTCACCTCGACTGAGCGGAATTCGTCAGATTTGGATTCTGAAATATAGAGAACTTGTAGGTCTTGGTTAACGATTGCAAATTGCATGTGATCCTCCCTGATCACTGGACTTTTATATATGACTTGGCACCGGATGCGGCGGGAATATTCGGCAGCTTCCACTTCTCTGTTTCGTTGAAAGCAACAGAAAAGAGATTGATGTCGCGGTTGTTCGAGCCGTGAGTGACAAGCAGTGTGCCGTTGGAACGCGGGTGGAACTGAACCGCCTTCAGGTTTGCTGAGTAGTCTTGCTGAGTCTGCAAGTTGAGGGCGTCGAAGCTAGTGAAATTGCTGGTCTTAAACACGTCGCCGGCATCGTTAGCAAGCAACACAGACTGCCCGACTATCCGTGCTGATGTGAAAGCCTGGGGCAGCGTGATCATTGACGTAGTGACGAGCTGCTCAACGTCGAAGAGCACAGCCTTCACGAGGTCAGTGAGGTACAGCTTGCCATCGATGACATAAACGCGGTCAACAGCACTGACGCCCACGTAGCGTGACTGCGTAGCTTCGAGGTCTGCGGCAGCGAAGCTGTCAGCGATGTGCAGGTTCGCGCCGGCCAGGACGGCGATTTTGTTGCCAATGCGCCGGATGCAGCTTGGTCGATAGCCGACGTATGAGCCCCATGATGCTGATGAGGTTACGAGGCTCCAGGTCACGGCATCAGGTGACGAGTACACAGAAGCGCCGACCAGAGCATAGAAGCTAGCCGTTGTGGCGTCGTAGTAGAGCAGGGCAGCCTTCGAGTCATCTGTGATCGTTGCCAGTTGCACTGTAGAGAAGCTCACAAGGTCCGTGCTGACCGCGATCTCGACGATGAGGTTGCCGTAGTCGCCGAACCCTTCGCTCATGAATACGTGCTTGGAGCCGTCAGTCGCATAACCAGAGATGGCTTCACCGCTTGTTTGGTCGCCTGCAACGCAGGGGGCAGATAATGGATCGCTGAATGGGGCAATCACACGCTTCGCGAAAGCGGACAGATCGCTGGCAAGCTCGTTGACTGTTAGCGAGCGCGGCGAAAGCAGGCTGATGACACCGGCAACATCGATTGCGAGCGTATTCAGCTGCGCCTTCCAGTCGCCTTCAGCAGCAGTATTCGACCCCATCGTGTTCGTGTACCAAACCGAGCCTGTCGGCACCTTTTCCAGGTACTCGCTGCCTGCGAGATCTGGATACCAGGACATGTCGAACAAGCTTCCATCGCAAGCGAGCCAGGGGAAATCTTGGGCTTTAACGAACTGAGAGATCTGGCCTGCAACGAAGCCCGAACCCGAGCCGCTGGAACCCCCCGTGACGCTGCCGCAGTCGATAGAGCTGCCATCAGAGAGGAACAGGAAGAGGTTGCCCCATGGCTGAACAGCGGCGCCGACTACAGAGATGCCGTTGCTGCCGTTGATGCCGTTCTCGCCCCTGATAGTGCCAAGAGGTACAACGCTTCCGTCGCTCATCGAGATGTTCAGCTGACCATCTGTGAGCGTGATATTTGCTATCCCACGACCGTCTTTCCCGTCACGGCCATCGCGCCCAGGTAGCCCCTGTATACCCGCAGGGCCTTCGGCTCCTGCCGGAAGGTAGCCAGTGGATAACTGCCTGCCGTCCGTGAGCTTGAATATAAGGTTCTTGGCTTCATTGACGAAGATGTCATCGACACCCACGCCGGCAGTGCCGGTATCGCCTTTCTTGCCAGCGATGACGAGCACATTGCCCACCGAAACCGACACTTCTTGGGTATTTTCAATCGTTGATACGCTATCCATGCGCACTCACCACCTGGTCCTTTTCGCCCGTCCTGGGCGGTTGAATTTGTCTTCAAGAAAACGCTTTATTTGCCTTCAAAACCCGCTGTGTTGCGATTAAACCGTCACGTCCGCCACAACCTCGATCCTGTCCTTCCAGTCGCTTGGCGGTGGGGCCAAAGTCGTTGTTGCCAGCCCAAAAGGCGTGTCCTCGACGAGTTGGATGTCCCAGTAGTATTTGCCGGGCTCCAGGGAAGCGGTTTTGGTTGAAGGCAATGAAAGGATGCAGATGCCGGCGTCCAGGTCATCGAGCGGGCCGGAGCCAACCGGATGGGTGATCTGGAGCGTGGGAACAGGCTGATCGAGGTCAGACTTGAGCGAGAGGGTAAGCGTGGAGCCAGAGAGGAAGGGTACGGGGACATGGCTGCCGGAGCTGTCTTTGCCGCTTCTGCTCACTGTGATTTGCTTAGTATCTCCGCGCCTGAACGCACTGATGTATTTCGACATTACGTTTACTCTCTAATATTTGCACATTATCTAATTATTAAAGAGTAATGTAAATATTAAAGATTGTGGGCAGTCTTATGCAAATTGTAGCAACAGGCGGTGCGGCACCTGAGACTCAAAACGTGCCACGCCGCCGTCGATGATGGTGCTGCTAGCATTTAGTGGCTTCTTGCTCAACAATCTTATAGTTTGTGTGAAGATCACGAGCAATAAAGAATAACTTTTGGGCAGTTGTCTTACTGTAATCTACTTTGCCAAGTTCGCGCAATGCAATCAAATCAATTCCAGTTCTCTTTAATATTTCATAGTGAGCGGCTCGAAAAACACCCTGCAATGATCGAAATTCCCTACGATTTTCTAATGTCGTGTTCTGTTTCCTTGTATGTATTAATCTTCCTACCAATCGATCAATGCCATATTTGTTGACATGATCCTGAACTATGTCTTTAACAGTGCCTGCTTCTTCTCTTGTAGTTATTTCCATGATTACTTCCTGTTATGTTTGTTTGTATTTATAGTATAACGCACTTAATTGAATTTATAACATGCAAATTGAAAATAATTAGAAAATAAATCTACAACTAAAGAATGTCGCTAGATTCATAGAAGAAAGTATTTTGTTTGTCAGCCAAATGGCAGGTTAAAAGTCGTCGTCATCATAGTCATCGTATGAGTCCGGCATCTCAATTACGATGTCTTTCTCGAACGTTATGGCTTTACGAGACCACTTCAGGAACTGCGATAGAGCGTCCACCTGGTCGTCATGCTTGACGAGCGGGAAATTGATCATCTCTTGCTCGAAGTCGTACATCCAAGTAGCCGTCTCCGGCAGCAACACAAGCCCAGCTTCAAGCAAAGGAGCCTGGGACGACATGCGTATGACCTTGCCGGCCTCGGGCTCAATCTTGATCACCGGCAGGCCTTCCTCGCGCATGTCCTGGATCAGCGACTGCCCAGATGCTTTGTCTTCAACGAGCACGGCAACGGGCCTGTGAAGCTCGCAGAGAGCGAATACAGTGCGTTTGAGGTTCGGGTATGTCACCCGCTTACGCCACACATCGAGGATGTACCAGCGCTTCCGGTATTTGCCCAGGACGATGGCTACTGATGGGTCGTTCTGCTGAGCCTCTTTGTATGCGGTATCGCAGCTGATAACGATCTGATCAAAATCCACCGGGGCTTCGCGGTAGCGCTGGAACCAGCCAAGCTCGATCATTCCCCCGGTTTCTGGAGTAGGGCGCTGCTGGTACTGGCCAGAGAACATATACGGAGCTGCGTCTCGCATCCGCACCAGTTCTTCAACTGTGTGCTTGAACGGCCACAAAGCTACCAGCTCGCCATCTTCGTTCTCGCGGAGCGCTGGTAGCTCAAGGTGGGTCCATTTCTCGCCAGTTGCACCGCCGAGCAAAAAACCGGTTGTGTCTTCTTCATGCAGACGCTGCATGACCACAATGATTGGGGTTTTGCGGCTGTTTACGCGGCTGCCAATCGTGTTGACCATCCGCCCATTGATCGTCTTCCTGAGCGCAGCAGACTCTGCATCGGCGGGTTTGATGGGATCATCGACAATGATCGCGCCATAGAACTTGCCGTCGTCGGCAGCCTCATTGACCCACTCCAGTTCGATGCCAAGGGCCTTCAGCTCTTCAAGGTGCGATTTATCTTCGTCACCCTCGGCAGTCTCAGCAGAAGTAGAACCAGCACCAAATCCGGTTACTGCACCGCCAGAAGAGGTCGCATACACACCACCACCGGCAGTCGTGTACCACTTCTTCTTCGACTTAGCGTCGTCCTTAAGCCTTACGTCCGGCCACAGCGCCTGGAACTCTTCAGAGAGGATGATCTCCTTGACTTTGGAGCTGTTATCCAGGGCCAGTTCGTCGGAATAGCTCAAGTGAATGAATTTAGCGCGGGGATTGAGCGCAATGGACCATGCCATAAACATGATCACGATCAGCTCGGTCTTGCCGTAGCGGGGCGGCATGTTGACGATGAGGCGCACGATTTCGGAGGTCGTGCAGGACATCAGGTAGCGAACAATCTCGTGATGATGCTCAGCTACGACAAACTTCTTGCCTTCCCTCGTTTTGAAGAAGTATCGGACGAAGAAAAGGAAGTCTGTTTCGCAGCGGTGTTTCGTGATCGCCCTAGCGGCCTGGGCATGCAGTGCAGAAGACACTTAATACTCTTTATCAAGTGCTCGACTGATCGCAGTGATTTGCTCTATTGTGAGAGTTACTGCACCTTCAGTCTTGATTGCTTCGCCATTCTCGCCAGTCAGCTCGGTTTTATTCGTCTCTTTCCAGCCAGCTTGAGTCTTCAGGTAGAAGAAGATCGAAGCCGGATGCCCAGCCATCACTTTCTTATAGAGCTGCCCAGCCGCCATTCCTATAGCAACGTTCTTTCCGTTGTCATAGTCCTCTTGGCAATGGCGCTGAAGGGTGCGCTTATTGAGTTTTAGAACAGAAGCGATTTGATCCCAGGTCAAGCCGTAGCCTGCTAACTCTCCGATCAAAGCGCGTTGTTCAGCAGTAATTTGAACAGGTAGTGACATAATTATCCTCGCCAATCCATGGCAAAGATAATTATATGGCTTATATGTTATTTGATAAAGATATTATCGAAAATAACAATATCCGGCAAAATGTCATACAAAGCGAGAAGCGGCTTGTTCGCAGTCAAAATGCTCAGCGCTATGTTTTCGATGTGACTTGTGCTGGGAAGACCATTCACTTGATACAAAGAAGTGCTTTGAGCGAGCTTTATGCATCGTGCTCCATTCACTTTGAAGCAGTATACGTGATAAGTCTGGTAAATGTCGTCAACATCGATGTTTCCGCACCATCCACATTTCTCTTCATCTTCAAGCGTAGCGATGTCGCCCCGCTCATTTCGAAGCGTAAAATAGATAGAAAAGGATGGAAAAGGAAAAGCGAGGCGATCAATGTAGAAGTCATTATCGACAGTCGCATGCTCAAAGCAAAACGAAACAACGCCTTCGTTCAGCAGCTTAGGATCAAGTTCAACGGCTGTCTCAGCATACTCCCGAAGCTCAAGAACGGAAGCAACAGTCCTCTCATCGTTCTCAGCGAATCTAGCAATACCGCAAGCATGAACAACGGGAGGAAAGCTCTCTTCTACAAATTTCTTAACAGCTTCGAAGTCGAATTTGAGATCAATCACTTGAGGCATCCAGGTTAAAAGGTGCCGAAAATCTAGCGATATAAATTGCAAAGTCAATGGCGGGTTATTTGGCAACAAAACGCACGGTGAAATTGTCATTCAACTACAAAAAACTGTATTTGAAAGCAAAACTTTTGTTATTTGGTGTCAATAGATTTGGCAAAAATGTTTGCCTTTGGGGCATTGAATTCAGCGTCATGAGATGTGGGCGGCAAGGATAGGGCGTCAACGATGCTGCCGGGCTTGATGATGATCTGCTGGTAGTGAGCGTGTGAGATCAGCACAAAAGCAGGCTTGCCGCCTTCTGTGACGAATACCGGGGCTTCCTGGGCTGCTTTCAGTGCAGATTTGGGATGCTGCTCAAGCTCTTCAGTCGTGATTTCGCTACTCATCATGTTCTACTCCTCCAGCCAAGAAGAGAAAGGATAGAACAGATTGATGCGCTGAACTAAATGAAACAGCAATGTTTATGGGAGTGACAAGGCAAGACTAAATATCTACATAACCATCGATTAATTAAGAAGATATTTAGCTGACTTATCTTGAAATTTGACTATTTTCTGATGATGTTGATCGCAACTTTGGTTCTTTCTTCTACGCAGTCTGAAAACTGTTCGAGTAAATACTGATTTCTGGCTGAGTAGCTTTTGCCGGCGACGTTTCTGGCTTTACCCATCAATTTTGCGTACTCGTCATGCTCAGAAATACGCTGCTCGATAGCGAGGAAGAGACCACGGTCGAAGAGGTTGAACGTGTGCTGCGAGGCCTCGATGCGAGCGTCGCAGAGCCCTACAGATGAGCGAACGAAGTCATCTACGGGCGTTTCGACTGCCTGGGCTGCTGATGAAAGGAGGGCAAAAGCGAGGAATGTGTAGCGCATGGTTTCATCCTTATTATTGTTGTTTTGTGGATTTCGGAGGCCTTGGCCCGGCCTCCAGGGCTTGAGTCAGTCGTGGATGCCTACCTGCTCCAGGAAGTCACGGTGCTCGGGGCTATCGCCGATAAAGCCTAGAATCGTGTGTTGGTCATATCCGTACGACTCGTAGTCGAAAACAGTGGGATCGCTATCAATGTGTGACTTTGAATTCTTGTAGATAGTTTGCGTAAACCGAAGACTATACATTGGCATGCCTGGCTTGAAGTCTTGCGGGCCAGACTCATGGTCAGTGTAAAGCAATTCAATCCGGAAACTTTCTTTGTGCCAACCACGATTTCTGATTAGATCGTACGTGCAATATGCGTACGTTTTGTCATCCGGTAAGTCAGTATAAATTTTGAAATTCTTGATCATTTTGCATCGAACTTTTTGATTGCCAATACAGATATATTATCAAAATTTACTAATAAAAACAATTGACAGTAGGAATGGAGTGAGGCAGGAGCAGAGCGCAGGTCGAAAGAAAAGCGTGTACAAGTTCAACAGTTGGGAGGGTGAAAGAAATCCGGCTTTGCCGGACTTGCTTGTCATGTTTAGCTCCTGGCTCTTTGCTGAACTCGCGCATTCATTTTGGATACGAAGTCATGAGCAGCTAGTAACAGGGCATCTTTTGCAGCGACAGCTTCAGGTGGTATGTCGATTTTGAGGCCGTGGAGCTTGCAGGTACGGTTTTCGACGGTCATGTAGATGAAGACATTTGCGAAGCTATTTGAGCCGTTCAAAAAGATTCGAGAGTGATCTCTGTATCCCTTCACCTTCTCGCCGCTTTCTGTAGAAAAGGAGCATGATCGGCTGGTTTCACGCGGGTCTTCATAGTAATTCACGATATATGCAGGATCTATTTGTTTGATTGATTCTAGTTTGGCGGCTTTCATTTGGTTATCCTTATTGTTATTTGAAAACTTCTTTGCTTTCATATTTATAGTATAACGTACTTTATTTAAGTTTTAACATGGAAAATGAAAATAATTTAATATTTTTAACAATGGAATTGGGTGATCTTAGTTTGGCGCTGGCTGTATAGGTGAAACTATTTTTTTTGGCAACAAAGGGTAAGCAGTTTTCATTATGGAGAGGTTGATTAACCGCCTGCCAAAATCATTGCTGCAACTTGCAGTGCAGTCTGTGTTTGCTTAATTCTTGATGAGTATTTATTCATAA